CATAGAGAAAGAACTTAATGCAATGGGGAAGTATGAAGAACAAATTGAGATACTTAACAAATATTTTGTTGACAAATAATTTATTTAGTATATAATTACAAACATAACAGGAGACCAACTTATGGCAAATATAAGTAAACATAAATCTACAAGTGTTACTAAGCTACTTCTCTGCGGAGACAGTGGTAGTGGTAAGACATCTGCCCTAGCGAGTTTAGCTAACGCAGGTAAGAAGCTACGTATACTAGATTATGATGACGGACTTGACATACTGCCCGAGTTTCTGAAACCAGACGCAGTAAAGAACGTCTCATATGTTACGTTGAGAGATTCACTAGCTCAAGCTGATTCGTTTAGAAGAGGGGCACGATTGTTGTCTCATTGGAAAGACGGTGATGAAGACTTGGGTCACGTGAAAGAATGGGGAGAGGATACGGTTCTAGTGATTGACTCCCTAACACTTATGGGGGAGGCTGCCCTAAGAGCCGCTCTCGTTTTTAATAACAGGAAACCTACTGAACAAGCTAGCCAACCAGAATGGGGTGCTGCAGCGCGTGATGTGCAGAATATTATACAGTACATTACAGGCGATGAAGTAAAGTGTAATGTTGTTGTGACAACACACATGCAGTATATGGAAGGTGATTTAGGTGTGTCGAAAGCATACCCAACTTCCGTAGGTTCTAAGCTATCTACTAAGATTGGTAGATATTTTAACTGCGTTTGCAGAATAGATACTAGATCATCTAGTAAAGGAACAGAGCGCACGATACGTACAATGTCAGATCATAGAATGGATCTGAAAGTTACAGCGCCTTCTTTAATAGAACCTAATATCGAATTAGATTTGAATAAACTATTTGATTCTATTCAGAAAAATGCAAAGGCAAAACTCAAAGAGAGCAATTCGAAAGGAGATAAATAATGTCTAACGTTGCTGACTTTTTAAACATGACACCTCAAGATACACCCGAGTCGGTTGTACTTCCCGAGGGTAGTTATGAATTCTCTGTGACATCTTACAGAGCAGATGAGGTTGGGGAAAACTCAACGCCACTCATCAGACTAAATGTCAAAGCAGTTGGGGTGATTGATTCAGACCTAACTGACGACAAACTTGGTAATGCCGAACCCACACGTATGGAGTTCTGGGCTACACCTAATGCCTTGAAGGTTAAGAATCCTGCTACAGGATTAAAGTCTTTCCTTACAAGCGGACTGGAACTAGGTCATGTAGATGACTTACCATATAGTGAGTTGCTAGAAATGGCAATCGGTAAAACCTTTAAGGGTTTAATCAAGCACGAAATGGTTGGTAAGAATAAAGATATTCTACAAGCCTCAGTGAAAAGAATACTCTAGCATGACAAAGCAGACAGTTCCTTCACAGCAACCAAGCAATGATCAATCCACGATCGCATTCGTCTTTGACTTTCCAAGTACAGATGAACAGCGCCTTGGTCAAATCATGGTTGGTAGTACAGGTAAAATGTTTCACAAGATGTGTGAGATATTAAACCTAAATGTGGAAAACTGTTTGCTCACTTATGCTCTCTCTCAGAAGCCAGCACAGGAGAATCCTGCACACTTCTTCAATAATAAAAACTCTTATAAAGCATTGCTTAAAGAGGGGAAGAATCGCTCGAAGTTTCCTGTGAATGGCTTCGGCTTCTTGAAAGAAGAATACGAGGGAGAGATAGATAGACTAGAGACCGAGCTTAACGCGTGCAAACCTAATGTAATTATTGCAATGGGGAGTATCGCGTTATGGGCGCTGACAGGGCTAGATAAGATAGGAACTTACAGGGGAACTGTTCTTAAATCTAACCTCACAGGGGGAACAAAAGTCTTGCCTACCTTTAGCCCTAGTGCCGTTATAAGAAACTTCGACTTCAGACCTGTTGTTCTTTCAGACATTAAGAAAGCAATAGCAGAATCTAATACACCCGATATACAAATAAAAGAAAGAGAGTTATGGATTGAACCCGCTATCGAAGACCTTAATAAATTTGAAGAACAATATATACGAGAAGATAATGAAGCTAGCCCACTTAGCTTTGACATTGAAACTAGTGGAGGCTTTATTACTTGTATTGGTTTTGCTCCATCTGATTCCGTTGCTTTAGTTATACCATTTAAAGATACAAGAAATGCTTTACAAAACTATTGGAAAGATAATAAGCATGAGCAACAAGCATGGGCTTGGGTTAAAAGAATTTTAGAAAACGAAAAGATTACTAAGGTTGCACAGAATCAAACGTATGATGTGTCATGGTTATCTTATAAGCAGAACATAAATGTTAAAGGTAAGATACATGATACAATGCATGCCCAACATGCACTACAGCCAGAACAACAGAAGGGCTTAGGCTTTCTTGGTTCTATATACACAAACGAGGGTGCTTGGAAAACTATGGCTAAGTTTTCAAAGAGCACTAAGAGAGATGAATAGATGTAATAATGTACAAGCGTGCTCCATATTTTTCGGAGTTACATATACCAAATGATTTAGTAACTATCGAAAGTGAAGTGCGGTTGTGGAGATCCGTCATTGACCTAGCGATATCAGACTTCTTATCAACAAACAAGTCAAGAGAAAGTATAGCCAACAAGGAACGTGCCAAGATATGGCTAAGAGGAAAGACAGAAGATTTTATTATAGTGTGCGACTATTCTTTTTTACATGCACACAATACAAGACAAAAGATTTTTGAAATTATAGGAGGACAGGATGAACTCTACAGATGACGCATACTCTACACAAGTAGGTGGTAACCACTACCAAGATTACGAGATACAACCTTCAGTGTTTATTAATGGTAATAAATTATTATTCGCAGAAGGTAATGCTATAAAGTACATATGCAGACACGCATTGAAGGGAGGCAAACAAGATTTAGAAAAAGCTAAACACTATATAGATATGATTATTGAAAGAGACTACGACTAGAATGGGAGACAAAAGCAATGGCAAAAATAATAAAGAATGTAGACATTCAAAACATAGATCTAGATTCTGAGCAAACACTCTGGACTTATTGCGCACTAGATTGTGCAGTCACCCAAGAGATTTGGCAGAAGATCAAAACAGATCTAGACGATACCACCACAGGCACATACAACTTTGAGTTAGATAGCATCAAGCCTGCTATGGCTATGATGTTAAAAGGATTACGTGTGGACTTAGACGCAGTTAAAAATATGCGTGCCCCCTTGAAAAATACCAGAGTTAAATTAGAACGCATGCTTAACTTGTTTGCAAATGCGGCAACAGGTAAAGATCTAAACCATGCATCACCTAAACAATTACAGAATTTATTTTACTTACACTTAGGCATACCTAAAGTTATGTCTTATAAGAAAGGTAAGCAAAAAGTTTCAACAGATCGTGAAGCGCTTGAATACATGCGCCAAAATTATCCACGAGCAAAACCTTTTTGTAATGCTATTCTTGCATTACGTGACATAGACAAACACCTTGGTGTGCTAGACACAGACAGAGATAACGACAATAGAATACGTTGTTCTTATAATGTGGCAGGCACAGAGACAGGGCGTTGGTCATCTTCGGAAGCCCCTTGGGGTACAGGAACTAATCTTCAAAATATAACAAAAGACTTGCGCGAAATATTTATACCCGATGAAGGTATGACTATGTTCTATGCTGACTTAGAGCAAGCTGAATCCCGTGTGGTTGCTTATCTTACAGGTGACGAGGGGTACATTGACGCTTGTGAGAGTGGTGACTTGCATACTACTGTTGTTAAAATGGTTTGGAAAAACATGGGTTGGAGTGGTGATCCTGCACAAGAAAGGGAGCTTGCTGAGAACCCTTATTACTTACAGTTTAGTTTTAGAGATATGTGTAAACGCGCGGGTCACGGTACTAACTACGGCTTGTCAGCTACGTCATTAGCTAGGCACTTAAAGATTAAAGTAGCACATGCTACAAGGTTTCAACTGCTGTATTATGGTGGTGTGGTAGCCTTGGAATCAGTTAACAGGTGGCATAAAGCAGATCCTAAAGCTGGTTTTGATGAGCTTCTAGCATATGGTAAAGTATATGGTGATAAGATTAAATACCTGGATGTTCCAGGCGCTTTCCCTGGAATAAGGAAATGGCATGACAGTATAGCAAATGAGCTATCAAATACTGGAACGCTTACTACACCGCTGGGTAGGCGCAGACAATTCTGGGGCAGACTCAATGATGCTACTACATTACGTGGCGCTATTGCTTATGTACCTCAATCTACTATAGGTGATCTATTAAACATAGGACTGTATAGAGTATGGAATGAGTTGCAAGGTGAGGGTGTGCAAGTTTTAGGGCAGGTGCACGATGCTATCCTAGGTCAAGTACCTAATGATAAGGTAGATGAGTTGATGCCTAAGATAGTTAAGTGCATGACTAATCCTATGGTTGTACAAGGTAGAGAGTTAATCATTCCTTCTTCTGTAGAAGTTGGTAACACTTGGAAGAATTTAAAAACATGGAAGGGAGGGCACAATGTCTAGAATATATAAAGACTACATCGAAGCATGCGTAGATGCTACTAGTAAAAGCCCTATACCTAAACTGTTTAGAAGGTGGGCGGCTCTGTCATCTGTGTCTGGTGCATTAGGTAGAAGAGTCTGGATGCCTATGGCTAACTACGATATACGTGCCAATATATTCGTTGTGTTAGTGGCTGGACCTGGGCGTAACAAATCAGTTAGTTTGATTCTACCATTCACTAAAATATTTCGTAAGCTAACTACACCCGTAGGTACTACACCAGACCATGAAAATTTTAACTCTGGCTTAACTGAATACGGTTTAAAAGAGTATCCTTTGTATTGTATACAGGATAGGATAACACCAGAGAAGTTAGCAGTAGATATGTCTAAGGCATCTAGATTTGATATGCGTTTATCTACCATAGGTGATGAGTTTTATGATGGATCATTAACACTAGTCACATCAGAGTTAGGTACATTCTTACATAGACATGAAAGATATTTACAAATGTTTCTTACTGATATGTGGGATAGTAAAGAAGAGTACTCACACAAAACTAAAACAGCAGGCGAGCATATAATAAAAGGTCCTTGTTTAAATTGGATAGCATGTGCTACACCCGAACAGTTTGTTGATAACTTACCCGAAGACGCTAGGTCACAAGGTTTGTTATCAAGAATTATACCTGTCTTTTTTGACGGGGAAAAAATACCACAATCTTTATTACAAGATAGAGTAGAAGATTCTACCATACATAACTTACGATGCGACTTATCAGAGATAGCAAAGATGTACGGACCTATGCGTTTTGATGACAGAGCATTTGATAAGATCAATCTTGATATAGAATCTGGCTTAAAGCCTATACCTACAGACCCTAACTTAGCTGAGTATACCCAACGTAGAGTATCACACTTTATTAAAGTAGCCTTGGCTGTGTCTGCAAGTTGTTCTACACAGAAAGTAATCACTTGGGATCATTGGCAAAGAACCAAAGACCTTATGTTTGAAGTAGAAGAAGCTATGCCTAGAGCATTGGCGGGGTTTGGTATGGCTAGAGCGGGTAAGCTAGCACAAGATATGGCAATATGGAC